TTATTGATTCAAAGTATCGTTGTAATAATGTTGTAGATGAAAAAGAATGTAACAATCTGATGGAGTCAAATCTGAATTTGCTAAATGTCAAGGTTGAAATTGATGAAAAAATTTCACCGGAGATTCAACTGACCGACAAATTAATGATTAAGATGAAATACCCTGAGTTTGGTATCGTTAAAGATTCTATTAATATGGAAAGTGATACTGATATTACTTTTAATATGCTGGCTCAAAGTATTGAATACATCTATGATGGTGAACAATTCTACTATGGACATGAAACACCAATTGCTGAGATGGTACAGTTTGTTGAAGGCATGAACCAAGAACAATTTATGAAGATTGAAGAATTCTTTAATAACTTACCAAAGTTAAAAGAGAAAGTTGAAATGACTTGTTCCAAATGTGGTTTTCATCATGTGATTAATGTGGAGGGTCTAGAAAGTTTTTTCGGATAACCTTTCGCCATGATGATTTAAAGAATTATTATAAAACTAATTTTTCTTTGATGCAACACCATAAGTACAGTTTGACAGAACTAGACAATATGATGCCATGGGAAAGGGACATATATGTTGCAATGCTGATACAGTATATTGAGGAAGAGAACCAGAAGATAAAAGAAAAACTAAGAAAGTAAAATGGCAAAACCTTCAGACGATACAAAGAAAACAGCCAGCTCGATGTTTAGTCGTGTTGGTAAATCTGCTTTTGGTGGTGCCAAGAAGGTGGCTTCCTCTGTCGGAAAATTATTCACTAAGAAACCAGAAAATGTTATACCACATCTTTCAGGTCCGACCGAAACTCTAGGTGAAATCTTCAAGATGATGAAGCTTATGGATGAGGATCGTAAAGCCGCACAAGAAATGGCAAGTTCTCATGTTGAAGAACAGAAACACGAAAAAGACAGACGCAATAATGAAATCATTAAGGCGTTAACCGCTCGCAAGCCACCAAAACCACCAAAAGTAAAAAAAGAAAAGAAGGTTGAGGAGAAGAAGGTTGAAGAAAAGAAGCCTGAAGAAAAGAAGGTTGAGGAAAAGAAACCACCAGAGAAAAAGGTTGAAGAAAAGAAACCAAAAGAATCAGCTGAAAAAGTAAAAGAAGAAAAGAAGTCAAAAGAAACAGTTGACAAGGTCAAAAAAGAAGAAGATAAAAAGGCAAAAGAAACCGCTGATAAGGCCAAACAAGAAGAAGCTAAAAAACCAAAAGAACCAGCAAAACCAACTGCAAAAAAAGAAGAAAGGCCTACGCCAGTAATACCATCAGGTGGTAATGTAGCAAAGGCCACATTAATTGCTGCATTGGCATCAGAAGGTTATTCTCAAACAGCACAGGCAAATATTCTTGCGAATGTAAAAGAAGAAAGTAACTTTATACCACAAACTGAAAATTTGGGAAGATATACAGGTAAAAATTTATTTTCGATGTATGGTGGACCAGAAGTTAAACAAACTAAAAGTGGCAGACCATTAAATGCTGCAGGTAATATTATTAGATTTCAATCAATTGAAGAAGCTAATGCTTTGGTGAAACAAGGTCCCGCAGCCGTAGCAGAAGTGATATATGGCGGCAGAATGGGTAACAAAGAACCTGGAGATGCTTACAAATATATTGGTCGTGGTTTTATACAGTTAACAGGTAGAGAAAATTACGAAAAAGTCGGTAAGCTGATTGGTGTGGATTTAGTTAATAATCCAGAATTGGCAAACGATCCAAAAATTGCAGCAAAAATTGTACCGGCTTTCTTTAAAGTTGGTGGTAAAAAACCAAAAGATTTGGAAGATATTGATAAAGCAATATCTGCTGTTGGTTCTGCTAGTGAAAAATCTAGAATAGAAAGAAGAAAATTATCTCAAGACTATCAGAAGAATGGTTTTGGAGACCAATTAGATGAATCATCAAAAACAAATGCTGATGGCAAAAAAGAACTTAATGCTCAACAAGCACAAAGTCAACAGAACATAAATGTGATTAATCAGAATACAAATCAAACTGAACAAAAAATGCCAGACAAACCAACTGACACAAATCCATTACTTGCAAAAGTTAAAGGTCAACCAAAATGAATGATAAATTAACGTATCAACAAGCTAAAAGATTAAGAGAACAATCTCTCACATCTGTTTTCTCCGACCAACTCATTATGGGTGAAGGTTATGGTTCTGCCATTGGTAAAGCCATATCATTAAAGACAAAAGCAAAGATAACTGGTATCAAACAGAAATTTGATCCACTCAATATTGCTAAGATTCTTACTGGTGGTTCTCGTTTAGGTCCTGCTGTTCTTGGTAAGATGTTAGGTCGTTCTAGAAAAGATATTGAATTCTTTGCCGGTCGTGCTAGACCTGTAACAAGCCGACAAAAAAGAATTGGTGCATTACCGGGTAGTGGTGAAGATACTACAGGAATGTCAGTAGTTCTGGATGATATATTAACATTCTTACGCAAGAGCCATGAAGATGACATGATTCTGAGAGAGAAAGAAAACAATCTCAGAGAAGGTGAAAAACATGAAGATGAAAGGCGGCACAAAAAACTATTAAAGGCCTTGGAAAAAGTTGGTTTTGGTACTGCTAGTAAAGTTAAATCTGATAAACCAGATTTCTTTGATGGTATATTTGATAGTATTAAGAAATTTGTACAAGAAATGATTGATAAAGCCATGCAGGTTTTTGAATGGGTGAAAGATTTAAAACCATTATTAAAACTTATGGGTAGTAATTTATTAGGTCTATTGTTGAATCCTGCATTTCTTGCCGTGGCTGGATTTGCTGCTTTGTGGTTCTTGTTAGATAATGCAGCAAAGAACACGGCAAATATGAAAGCCTTGGATCCAACTGAAGCTGCCAATATATTAAAGAATGGAAGTCAAAAAGATATTGATGCTGCAGGTGGCCGTGAAAAATTGGAATCTCTAATTAAAGAAGGACCAGCCAATGCACAAGAGATTTTAAATAGAGGTGATAAAAAAGAAATCTTGGCCGCCGGCGGCGAAGAAAAATTAAAAGCTACCATTGCAACAGGTCAAGTTGCTGTACCAGAAGCAAGAAATACTATGGCTGACATGGCACAAAGTGTTACACCAAGAGCAATATTTGCTGGACAAGGTCTTGCTAAAGCCAGTAAAGAAGCTAAATGGGATGAAAAATTTGGCGCTTATTATGATCCAGTAACAGGTAAAAGAAAAGATTTATTAACACCTGAATCACCAACAAATACAGAATCAAAAACAACACCAGCACCAACAAATACAGAATCAAAAACAACACCAGCACCAACAAATACAGAATCAAAAACAACACCAGTATCAACACCACCTGCTTCGGCTGCCGTTTCTTCTATGTCTACCGAAAATCAAAATCTGAATATGCAGGCGGCTTCAAAATCTATGACAACACCAAAAACAAATACTAATGTTGTTAATGGTGGAAGTGGTAAGGCTCCACCAAAACCAAGAGCACCTATTATTGCTGTTCGTAATACCGAACCTACCTTTATGCAGGCAATATATAATTCAACGAGAGTTGTTTAACGCAAGAAAAACCCCACACTAGGTGGGGCAAAACACTTCAGGAAAAGTGAAAATGTTTTAATCTTCAGCTAACTTTGAGAAGTAAGCCAAATCTTCATCTGTCTCATCTTCTGAGATATCTGCTGTTACTGCCTTCTTAGGTGCAGTCTTCAGAGTTTCCACAGTAGTCTTAGGTACATCAGTAGCACCCAACACTTTATCCAGACGAGCCTTCAAGTCATCATATGATTTGAATTCTTTATCAGCAGTCAACGCCGTGAGCGAATGTTGTGATTTCCAAATCTTTTCTAATTCATCATCATCTTCCAACAATGCAGTAGATGACATGAACTCCGACTTATCATAGTTCTGATAACCAGCAACTTTAGTAATCTTCAACTTGAAGTTAGCACCTTTCCACATATCAAATGGATTGATTGCTACTTCATCTTCAAAAGATGGATTCATTGCACCAGTAACCTTTTCGAAAATCTTGGCACCAAACTTGAACAATTTAACTTGTGCTTCGTTCTCTGGATGCTTAGGATCACTTAGGATATACACGTTAGCAATGTATGAGAGTTTACGCTTTTGTTTGCGTACAATCTCTTTGTTGGCTTCGATGCCAGAGTTCCACAATTTGTTGTTGTGTTCACATACTGGACATTGTTGACCTTTAGTAGTCAAACAATTATCGATTAACCAACCACCTGGACCTTGAAATCCATGACCAAAGATTTTAGCCCAAGGAAGACCATCATCACCATCAACTGCGGCTGCAGGTAGAAAACGAATAACGGCAAGGCCATTACCAGCTTTATCTACTTCTGGTTTCCAGTAATTGTCTTTGTCGGATTTACCACCTTCTGATGAGCTTGAGAGTTGCTCGATGGCTTTAGTGAGTTTGTCCAGATTGCCTGAACTCTTTTTCAATTTAGAAAAATCTGTCATGATTTTTACCTTTCTAGTATAAACGGAATATAACGGAGTATTAACGGATTGTCCACATTATTCATAATATGGATTATTTAGGCGTGTTCTTTCAAACACTCCTTCAGTATTGTGGTAAACTTTGGTTTATCATAATCAATAAATGGTGTATACTTTATAAACTTTAATCTCATGGAAGGCCATACGATTGTGTCAGCAATCTTTTTGTCCCACATAGGAAAGAAATTCATAATGTCATTCAATATAACCAAGGTTTCTACCGCAACACTACTATACATTACTTCTTTCAACAACGATGGATATTGTCCATCTTCAACCATCAACATTTGATTTGGTGATTGTGCATCATTAAGTAGGTGTATTATATCTTGTTCAAAGCGATATGTCAAGCTCTGGTTTCTTTTTTGCCACTTCTTATAGGTTTCTTCACCATCTAGGTTATTAATGTCACCAATCCAGTTGACATCTTTTTCTAGGAGGTTTGACACATAGAAGTTCTTTAATTCTTCCAGTCGGTACTTACGGGATAATTTATAGAAAGAATATTTGTCCTTTCTGTTGGCAAAATTATCGGCAGTAACATTGGACTTTCCGTGGTAACGAATATAATCGTAAGAATCAGTAGTAAAATGAAGTTTAAGCGCATTGAACATGGCAAAGGCCGAGAAGCCAGAGCCTTCCTCAAAGTTGAAAATCATATGGGTAGTTTAGAACTCTTTTTCAATAAGTTGAGTTCTTGTGCTTCTTCACGCAGTTTAGCCTTTAAGGCAGATGAAACTAATGTAGATGCTACATCAATCTCCATACCTGTTTGTTCACAGTAACCAATAATAGCATCCATGATTGAAAGATTTTCTTCTTCAGCCAGTTCCGCTATCTTGGTACTAAATTCACTTATTTCATTTTTTGTCGGCATTTTAACTTCTTGTATAGAATAGATGGTTTCCAATTTTAGCAACATACTTCAGTTTCCATGCCGGATTTACCGAGGTGTTATGATAGTACATTGAATTTGTTTTGTGTATTATATCATGTAATACACCTTCTGTCAAGGCCTTTCTGGCAACAATCATACACTCTTCCCATGCATATTTGTTTCTGACAGGACCAACACGTTCACCAACCCAACTGAATTGATACGTTTGATTTATTTTTTGATATACAACTTCACAGACTGATTTTGGAAATTGTTTTGAATTAGCACGATTCATAGTTACCTGTGCTACCGCTAATTTACCTTCAAAGGATTCACTTGCGGCTTCATAATATAGATTCTTAGCCATGCATAGAATTTGTTGACCTAGTTCACCTGATACTTCTTGTACCTCTGATACTGGTTGTTGATGACCAACTACAGGTATTAAAGCAAATAATGTAATGAGAATGAATTTCTTCATTAATTCTCCTTGTGTGTGTTAGGGGCCGAAGCCCCAACCCTCAAGTAGTTTTTCTACTGACCTTTACTTCAGGTGCAGTAATAATATTAGACACAAAACCATTCAAGGTTTGAGCCTTGTTGATAATGTCTGATTCTGAGGGGATTGTTGGCAATCCTGGATGTTCAGGTGGTGTCTCACCTTTATTCCTTGCCGTTTCACATTGCATATGCCAAGTCTCTTGTATTCGATTGGTTTCTGCGTGATATACATCATATAACATATCTCTAGCCATTTTTAAAAGTTCGAGACGGATTTCAAAGGGTGTCATGTTTGACATAGTTTTCTCCTGTGTTGTGATAAGTGTGTTAGTGGATTATTTGAATGGGTCCCACCGAACCCATATACTTATTTAGGCTATTAGAAACCTACTGTGTATGCTACAGCAACAACTTTCTGATTGCTGTCACCTTGAACACGGTCATACTTCACTGCAATAGCATCGTTCTTATTCAAAGCATAAGACACAGCATAACGCATTGTATGTGTTTGGTCGCCATTTGTACTTTGAAATGCACTACGGAAACGGTAACCAACCTTAGCAGTCAAACCAGCACCGATTGGTGCAGTAAAACCTGGTTCTACTGAGTAGTAGTTGAAGTCGGCTGTATTACTATATTTTTGACCAATAGCAGTACGAGCATACAATCCAACTGGACCTGATACTGTTGCGCCAGCTTCTAAGCGAGTGCTCAAAGCATTTGTGCCTTCAGTTTGTGCATTTGCGAAAGATACATCACCAGCAAAATTGCCGAAATCTTTCTTAACACCCAAAACATATTGTTGTTGTGCAGCTGCACCTGCGTTGTTGATACGTTGACCTTCAACAGTAACGGTATCACCAGCATATGCTGATACACTTAATGCAACCAAAGTTGCGATTGCTAATTTCTTCATTAAAACTCCTTTTTATTTAAATAAAATGTGGTTTGATTCTGTTACGAGGTACAAACCACAAAAC